TAATGCCAGTTAAAAAAGTCAAAGGCGGTTACAAGTGGGGTAAGTCAGGAAAGACTTACAAATCCAAAGCAAAAGCCAAAAAGCAAGGGAGAGCTGTTTACGCTTCTGGTTACAAAAAGAAGAAGTAATGCCAAACAAAATCCCAACTCTTGATAATACGCTTGAAGCTAATATCAATATCAAGTGGCTTATTCAAATTGTTGCGGCAATCGTTGTGGCAGTTTGGTTTTACGCAGAATTAACCAATCGGTTAGACAAGCTGGAAGATCAAGCCACAATTAACAATATCGAGATTAAGCAAAATTCAGAATTTAGGATTTATTGGCCTAGAGGAACATTAGGAGCATTACCCGATGATGCGGAACAAAATATGCGATTGACTTACTTGGAAAAACAGGTGGATAAATTAGAAGAAGAAATTGAGGAACTAGATAAATGAGCATAGCCGAATCAGTAATCGGAATCGCAGACAAAGTTTTAGGAAAATTCATTCCCGATAAAACTTTAAGAGATGAACTACGCCATGAAATGAACATGGCATTTCACGAAGCCAATCTCGCTCAATTAGAAGTCAATAAACAAGAAGCAGCCAGTCAAAGTATGTTTGTTGCTGGGTGGCGGCCCAGTGTCGGTTGGATCTGTTCTATATCAATGGCGTATCATTTTATTATTCAACCTCTTTTGGTGTTTATTTTAAAAGCCAATGGCATTGAGGTTGATTTACCCGAATTTGAATTTTCACAGCTTTCAACAATCTTAATGGGTATGTTGGGATTGGGCGGTTTAAGAACTTATGAAAAAATGAAAGGCGTTAGTAGGGAAAAATGATAGATGAGGTCATCAAAGCTCTATATGTCCTTTGTTATGTTTACATAGTTTTAATGCTTCTTGGTTATTTTATATAAATGCACAACTGTTATTTAGGCTGGTTTTGGGATCATGAGACTCAAACTTTTAAGCGGTGGGATGATTTAATGGGGAAGAAAAAATTTAAAGAAGAATATGAGTACTGGCTATAATAGGAGAATATAATGCCTAGTAGAAAAAAATGGTAGGGAAAAATGACAGAAGCCATAATTTTTTTTTAATTTTATTTATAATGATATTTTTTATAGTTAGGAGATAGATATGACAACAATACTTTGGATATTGTTTGGGTTTGCTTTAGGTATATTTGTTTATCACAAATGGTTTCATGTTGTAGATGATTCAATAGAGTGGATTAAAAACAAATTTAAAAAATGATTGATTGGGAGCAATATCCCAATTTTTCAGCAGACGAGTTCACCTGTTCACATTGTGGTAAAGAGGGAATTAACGAAAAACTAATAGTTGTGTTACAAATTATTAGACATGAGGTTGACTTTCCATTTATTATTACATCTGGATTCAGATGTGCTGAACACCCCATCGAAAAGAAAAAGGACAAACTCGGAGTACACACAACGGGTTTGGCTGTTGATATAAGTTGTTCGGGTGGTCAGGCATACAAGATATTAAGACTGGCAATGGAACGGAATTTGTCAGGAATAGGAATTAATCAAAAGGGCGATGGCAGATTTATACACATTGATATTTCAGAAGCACAAGAGAACAGACCTCGACCCTGGATATGGAGTTATTGAGAAATGGATATTTCACCCATTCTTTTTTGGAATATTCTTTTAACATTGGTGGTAGCACCACTCTTGTATAATATTCGTGGCAATTCAACGGAAATTAAAAGAGTGAGCATACTACTCAATAAAACCAGAGAAGAAATACCGAGTTTGTATGTAACAAAAACAGAACAACAGGCAGATATTAACAAAATACTTAAAGTTCTTGATAAAATGGAACAGAAGATAGACAAATTATTCGAGGTTAAATAATGGCATTAATAGAATATCCCTTTGGCAACATTTCATTTTCAGATCTAGGTTTAGATCCAGAAACTTATATGCCACTTGGAACAACAGTAACCCAAGGCCCTCCAACACTACCCCAATGGATGCAAGACGCTCAAAATCCAGCACCCGTTGTTTTACCCCCATCAACGAACCCCATGTTAAGCGGTCAAGAGTTCGCAAAAATGATTTCTGGCGGACAAGCTGTTCCGTCTATGTTTGCCCCAGGTGTTTCTTACAGCTCTGCATCGCCAATGGGTTACACCGCACCAGGAGTTTCGGCTGTTCCCTTCCCAAGTTACACAGGCCCAATGAATGTCAATACTGGCACTCAACCACCACCCCCAGGCGATGAGGATATTCCTGTTGATTCAGAAGTTGATACTGGTGGTGGCGGTGAATTACAAGAATATATAGATAGTTTATATGGTCTTTTATATGATCCTGAAACTAATATGCCTTTTGGAACAACAGTAAACCAAATAGACACAACATTCGATCCACAAAACTACGATTGGTCAACTATATTTGACCAATACAGCACCATACCTGATTTATCTAATTATTTAACAACGACAGACTTGCCTACTTATACACCCATAGATACAAGTCAATTTCTAACACAGTCAGACTTACCTATTTATGAATCTCCTGATTTATCAAATTATTTAACATCGGCTGATTTACCCACTTACACTCAATTCGATCCAACTACCTATGATTGGTCGGATATAATGTCTAATTATACAACCGAGCCTAAAGCCTTTGATCCTAGTAATTACGATTGGTCAGATGTATTTTCTACATACGGAGGAGGGCAAGGTTTACAGGGTTTACAAGGAGAACAGGGTTTACAAGGTTTGCAAGGGTTACAAGGAGAACAGGGTTTACAAGGGTTACAAGGTTTACAGGGTTTGCAAGGGTTACAAGGTTTGCAAGGAAAAGCTGGTGAAGAATTTGATCCTACTACCTATGATTGGTCTAATATATTCAGTCAGCCAGATTTAAGTAATTACGCATTACTTTCTGATATACCAACCAACAACCCAATAGACACAAGCAGTTTTGTGACGCAAGACCAACTGGCTAATTTGTTGGCATCTCTAAACGCTTCATCCAATCAACCTAACAACAATAATTTTTCCTCAAACACAACAGACATTATTCCTCTTGGCAGTTATTCATTATTAAATAGATAAAATGGCTGATAATTCACAAGACATAGAGCGTTCCAGACAGGCTCAAGAAATTCTTGACCACGATATTTTTAAAGACGCATTGGTAATGTTGAGAGAGCATTACAAAGAATTATGGGCCACCACTAAAACCGAAGAAAAAGAGCAAAGGGAAAGAATTTGGATGGCAATGAAATTGATACCCGAATTTGAACGACAATTAAGAATTGTGGTGGAAAAGGGTGTGATTAAGAGAAATCAAATCATTAAAATCAAACAAAACATTGCATAAACAGTTTAGAAAGAATTAAAATACAAACTAAGTTTAATAATTGGAATTTATTATGGCTACCAACACCGCAAATAAAGCGACTGGTTTTGAATCCAGTTTAGATAAAGGAAAAAATGCTATCGAAGCTTTGTTGACTCTTGAAGAAGAATCTCAACAAGTGGAAGAAGCGAAAACAGAGGAAGTTACTACTGAACCAGAAACGGAAGAACTCGAAGAAACAGAATTTGCTGACGAAGCAGAGGAAACGGAGAGTTTGGATGATGAAGGCTTGGAAGATGACGAACTCGAAGAAGAAGGATTAGAAGCTGACCAAGTAGAAGAAAAAGGTCAAGAGCAACCCACCGTTCATTCAATTAGTGTGAATGGTGAAGAAATAGAGGTGACGCTTGATGAACTCAAAAACGGATACAGTAGGCAATCTGATTACACTCGTAAAACGCAAGAGTTAGCCAACCAGCGAAAAGTAGCTGACACTGAACTCGGTGCGGTACGAGAGGAGCGTGCAATTTATACGCAGTTATTGGATCAAATGCGACAGCAATTAGAAGCTGGTATGCAAAACGAACCTGACTGGGTATCTTTAGCAGAGAATGATCCTGTGGGATATAACACGCAACGGGCAACTTGGGATGAAAACAAGAAAAAGCAAGATGCGGTGTTAGCGGAGCAACAGAGAATGTTGCAACAATCTCAACAGGAGCAAATGCAGAATCTTCAAGCTCATGTGAAAAATGAAGCGGAGCTTTTGAATAATGCAATCCCAGAGTGGCAAGACTCTAAAAAAGCCGCAACGGAGAAAGCAGAAATAAAACAGTATGCGATGGGAACGCTTGGTTTTACTGAACAAGAACTAAACCAAATTTTCGACCACAGAGCTGTTTTAGGAATAAGAAAAGCAATGCTTTATGACCGAACACAAGAAGCGGTGAAGAAAAAACCTGTAGTTGCCAGTAAAGCTAAAGTAGCCAGACCAGGAAACTCTAATGTTCCAGTAGCTCCAAATAAAGGTAAGCGACTCCGACAAAGGTTGCGTAAATCTGGCAAAATGTCAGATGCGTCTAAAGTAATTGAACAAATGCTTTAATTAGCATTTACATTTTTTATAAGGAGTAAAAGATGGCAATAATAACGAATGCGTTTGATACTTATGAAGCTACAAGTGACAGGGAAAGTTTATCCAATGTCATATACAACATTTCACCAATGGAAACCCCATTAGTGAGTATGGGTGGCAAACGAAGTGTCAAAAACGTACAATTTGACTGGCAAACAGAAAGTCTACCAGCAGCAACCGCTACTGGTGTTCTTGAAGGTGGCGAAATCTCAAGAGAAGCTGGAACAGCAACAACGAGAGCAGCTAATGTTTGTCAAATCAACACAAGAAATGCGACTGTTACGGGTTCGCAACAAGCATCAGATCCAGCAGGTAAAAAATCAGAAATGGCTCACCAGATGTCAGTAATAGGAAGGGCATTAAAAAGAGATGTCGAAAAAACTATTTGTGGCGAGCAAGGTCGTAACAACGGTAATGCTACAACTGTAAGAGCTACAAGAGGTTTTGAGTCTTGGATTACTACTAACGACAGCAGAGGATCAGGCGGTGCGGATGCTGCTAACGAAAGTTCAGCTCCCACAGACGGTACTCAAAGAGCATTTACTGAAACAATCTTGAAAGATGTCCTTTCAACTTGTTTTACAAACGGTGCTTATCCGTCAGTAATGATTGTTGGTGCATATAATAAACAGAAAGTGTCTACCTTTGCTGGTAGGGCGACAGCTACTCAAGCAGTAGCATTGGAAGGCATACCAGCCGACCATGTGCAAGCGGCTGTGTCTGTTTACACTAGCGATTTTGGTGATATTAAAATCGTACCTTCTATCTTCAACAGAGCTAGAAGTGCGTTATTGGTAGATCCAGAATATGTCGGTACATCTTATCTAAGGTCTTTTGAGACTCAAGATTTAGGTAATATCGGTGACGCTATTACAAAAGCCATTTATGTAGAGTTCGGATTGGAAATGAAGAACGAAGCAGCAAATGGTATTGTTGCAGACTTAACTACATCAGACTAAGTTGGGTAATATGGGAGTGGCATTGGTCGCTCCCATATACTTGTATTGAATATGTCTAAAACGACAATAGTAGAAAGTAAAAAAGATTTTACAGCTAAGCTCGTTACCCAGAACTTAGATGATGACGGTGTGTATTACATTCACACCAAACAAAATGTTCAACCCGTTATTGATGGTGTTAAGATGTTATCTGAAACAACAACACCAGGAAAAGATTTGCGTCATGTTGCAGAGATTCCAATGGTGGTTGTGCAAAAGGCAATGAGAGAAGGTTGGTTTAACGATGGTGCAAAAATTAAGCAATGGTTAAACGATCCAGACAACGATGTATTTAGAACATGGAAAGGTAAGGTTTAATGACTTATGACGAATTAAAAACAGCGATTGGTACTTGGTTAAATAGGACTGATTTAACCAGTTATTACGACACATTTATTGATAACGCAGAAGCAGAGTTCAATCGCAATATTCGTCACAGGGATATGGTTAAAAGATCTGACGCAACAGCAGATTCTCAATATCTCACTTTACCGACAGATTGGTTAGAAGTCATTAATGTAAAAATAACCACAGGCACATACAGACCTTTGTTTCAATTATCCATTGAAACGGGTGATGTTTTTAGAAACGCAAGAGACAACATATCGGGTTCACCTTCTTATTTTGCGATTGTGGACAAAACTTTAGAATTAATACCCACTCCATCTACAAGTCAGACATTAGAGTTGATATACTATTCCAAAATACCAGCGTTGAGTGATAGCAACACAAGTAATTGGTTATCTACCTCTCACCCTGATATTTATTTATTTGGTACGCTAAAACAAGCCAGTATATTTTTGATGGAAGATGAAAGAGTGCCGATGTTTGAGAATGCTTATACCAAAGCTATTCAAGAACTAGAAGAAGCGAATGAAAAAGCAAAATATTCAGACGGTTCTTTAATTAAGAGAGTCAGAACTTACGGGCATGACTCAAGAACAAAAACTTATTATCAGACTAATACATAGGAGTAAAAAATGGCTGGATTTAGCGATTATTTAGAAGACAAAGTATTAAATCATGTATTTGGTGGCACAGCTTATACAGCACCAAGCACTTTATATGTGGCTTTATACACAGCAGCACCTTCTGATACGGGTGGTGGCACAGAGGTTTCTGGCGGTTCTTACGCTAGAAAAAGTATGCCAGACATGACGGTATCAGGAACAGATCCAACAACCGCAACCAACGGAGCAGCAGTAGAATTTGTAACTGCAACGGGTTCATGGGGAACGGTGAGTCATGTTGGAGTGTTTGACGCTTTAACAAGTGGAAACTTGTTAGGATGGGCGGCTTTAACTGCATCTAAAACAGTTTCAAGCGGAGATGTTTTCAGATTTGACGCTGGTGATTTAGATATAACACTGGCTTAATCAATGGCATCTATTGGCTACGGTCAATATAATTATGGGAAGGCCGATTATGGCTCTCCCACATATCACTTTGCATCTGCAACAATAGCACAAACATCAGGTGTCACCGCATCTGGTTCTTTGACTGTTGTTGCATCAGCAACAATCGCTCAAACCTCTGGTTTTACTTCCGCAGCTACTTTAGTTTTCCCAGCTTCCGCTACGATTGCACAAACTAGCGGATTTACTTCTACCGCAGAGGTGGTCAAGCTCGGTTCAGCTACCCTTGCACAAACTTCTGGATTTACCGCAACCGCAAGGCAGATTGATCGTGGAGAAGCCACGATTGCACAGACCTCTGGATTCACTTCCACAGGCCATGTGGTTAAATTAGGTTCAGCGACTATTGCTGAAACTTCGGGAACTACCGCAACGGGTTTAGTTGTGCTAATGGGCGAAGCCACTATTGCACAAACAAGTGGCTTTACTTCGGCTGGTACGCTGATTTTGTTGGGATCTTCCACCATCGCACAAACATCAGGGTTCACAGCGACAGGAAGGTTTATAATTGGAGCAAATGCTACTTTGGCACAGACCAGTGGTTTTACTGCTCTTGGTGGTATAAAATATTTTGTTTCAGCCACCCTTGCAGAAACCAGTGGTATGACTGCAAGTGGTGGTTTAAAATGGACAGACGATTCGGTTTCGACAACCAGCTATACGGATCAAACAGTTTCAACTACGACCTGGACAGAAAAGACAGACAGTACAACGTCTTGGTCAGAAGCAGCATAACATAGGAAAAAATTATGGCAGATACAACTACAACGAATTTAGGTTTAACCAAACCAGAGGTCGGAGCATCTACAGATACTTGGGGAACGAAATTAAATACAGACCTGGATAGCATTGATGCACTTTTTAGTTCTACTGGTACGTCAGCAGCAATGAACCTAGATGGTGCTGTTATTGACAGTTCGGTTATTGGTGGCACGACTGCTGCTGCTGGATCATTTACAACACTAACAGCATCAAGCAACTTATCCGTAGATGGCGGAACAATCAAACTAGATGGCGATTATCCTACAGGCTCAAATAATGTAGCTCTAGGAGACACAGCATTAGATAGTGTTGAAGCCACAGGCAACTATAATACTGCTATTGGTTCTCAAGCTGGTACAGCAATCACAACAGGAGACTCAAATGTTGCGATTGGTTATCAAGCCGCAGATGCTACTACTACAGGCGGTTACAACACAGTAGTTGGTTCACTGGCACTAACAGCAAACACCACAGGTGATTATAATACAGCCGTTGGTTTAAGTGCTTTAAAAGCAAACACGACTGCGGATAACAATACGGCTGTAGGCTCAAACGCTTTATTAGCAAACACCACAGGCAGCACAAATACATCTTTTGGTGCTGATACCCTTTCAACTAACACAACAGGTGCTAGTATTACAGCAGTAGGATATGGTGCATTGTATTCAAACACAACAGCAAATAACAACACAGCAGTTGGAAGAAGTGCTTTATTATCAAACACCACAGGAGCAGGAAATACTGCCGTTGGTAAAGATGCTTTACTGGCTAATACGACTGCGAGTAACAACACGGCTGTTGGACTAGATGCTCTAACAGCAAACACGACAGGTGCTGGAAATACAGCTTTGGGAATGAGAGCATTGGTAGCAAACACGACTGCATCAAATAATGTTTCGATAGGTAAAGATTCTATGTATGCCAATACTACTGGTGCTTCAAATGTTGGAGTAGGTCTTAGTGCTTTACAGAATAATACAACTGCAGATAATAATGTAGCAATTGGCTATTCAGCCATTCACGCAAACACGACAGGTACACAGAATACTGCGGTGGGTTCTCTAGCTTTAGATGCAACTACAACTGGTGGTTATAACGTAGGAATAGGAAGGAACGCTTTAGGAGCAAAC